AGTTTGGTTTGAGAGGAAAAAGAGGGGACTCACGGGAACACGCTTGACGGCTTCAATGACGATACTGGATCCATCATGTCCGTTCCCCCAATTCCTAGTGAGAACGCCGCATCGGTCGGTAGCGGTATAATGGACGAGTGGGGGAACGATCCGGACATCCACCACCAGTGTATCGCCATCGTTATCCGTGGACGGTCCCTGTCCACCCCACATGATCCAGCCGGCATGGACCAGGACAAGCCCCAGGTCAGAGTCATCGGTATAAACATCCGTACCCCAGATCCCCCTCTTCTCCCATCCGGCACTAATCTCCCCACGCCCTTTGCCAACACCTTCACGGATCTTGACCGGACACGAGGATGCATCTTCCCATCCAGGTGCTCCTCTCAATTTCCAGTTCTTCCCAAGGAACCCCCCACCTATGTGGACCTTGACGAGTCCACCCTGTAGATTTCGAGAACGGTGACGAGATAAACGATAATCCGAACCGGTATACGTCTCGGTAGCTACAACCCGATTCATTTCCGATTTCGTCTTGAGCCATGCCTCGATCGCGGTACTCTTGACATCGGGATATTTACGTGTGGCCTCGGTCAAATGACTGAAGTCGCGTATTCGAACGGGTGATTTAGGTCGGTCCTCGTCTTTACGCCTTTTCGACTTGTTGGCATTTCCTCGCCTAGCATCGTCGACGGCAGCATCCATTCGAGGTCGTTTATCCCTTGGAGTGTATTGATAATCCCTTGAATCCGTCTTGTATTCATACGGACGTGGTTCTCGCCTAGGGGCGACTTGCTGCAGAGCATCATGCGGAGTCTGCGCTGCAGGATGGGCAGGATTACCGTCGAGGTATCGCCTGAATTGATCCCGATTCGCTTGATCCATACGTTGGTTTGCTTCTTTGATACGTGCTGAATTGATCTCGGCTTGTCGAGCATATGCCAGTCGTTCCTGCTCCTTTTGCCTCTCTTTAGCTTCCCTAGCTTCTCGGACTTCCTTTTCCCTCTGAGCAGCCGCAGCACGCACACGAGCCATACGAGCTTCTTGTTCATCCTGAAGTCGTTTCCTCTCTCGATCGAATCGATCTTGCTCTGCCGTCGTATGTGCTCTTTGAGCAGCATGGCTAGCCGAGTTACCGGTCCATCCACCAAACGATCCATACTCGAATCCTCCACTGAATGGCATGAACCCGCCGTATCCGGGATAGTTGGAACCGGGGAAATCTCGTCCAGGTGGTCGTGCTGCTGACGAGGTGGCAGCTGTTGCGGGTTTGGGAGCGGCAGAGGCGGCAGAAGCGGATCGAGGGGGTTCACGAGCCGATGGGAGGGGAGGTTGGGAGGTGTTGGGCGTCGACTTGGCATCACGAGCTCCTCCAAAGGCGGACGTACCGAAAGCGGATCGAGCGCCAGGTTGAGATGTTGCGGATTTGCCTGGACTGAGCTGGCCGGGGCCCAAAGCAGCAGGATCGGGGCGTGTTCCAGTCCCTCCACTGGGCGTGCGACGGTGAGCTACACCAGGAGCTTGTGGAGCCGTTGCTGATGGTGGACGTTCTCGTTGGGGATCGAATGGTGAGGGTAAGGATCGGCCGCCGATGGCAGCGAGTCCTGGTAGGGGTAGATTCGGGCGCTGGCTTGAGCCGGTAGCGGTTGCTGTTGGAGGTAGAGCGGGGGAGGGTTTGTTGGGAATCACTGGGGATGCCGCGGATGGTAAAGAGCGGGCATTCGTAGGCGATGGCGGAAGGGATGGACGAGGGTACGGGTTTGCCGGTGTCCCAGTGGATGCGCGTGGTGATGTCGCTGGGTTCGCCTTGGCCGCTCTATCCTTTCTCTCCTGCTCAATCCTCGCCTGTTCCCTCTCTCGCTCACGCTGACGAGCTCTTTCACGTTCCCTCAAATCTTGTTCTGACAATCCAGAACCACCAAACATACTTCGATAGCCGTAATTGAATGGGGCTTCGCGTTTGGGGAGTGATGCGCTGGCAGTCGCCGGTGTCGTGGAGGTTGCGGCGGTAGCAGGTGTCGAGGCTGGTGTAGGTGCTGTTGTACCGTGAGGGTGGTGATGGTGATGATGGTGATGGTGGTGAGGGGCTCCTGGGTGCGAATGCTGGATCGTAGGAGAGGCTGTAGCTGGAGTAGCAGGTTTGGGTTCATGTCGCGTGCTTCCAATCGTGTATTTGGGAACGTCTGCCGTCAGCTTCGACACTTCGCCTATAGTTAACTCACCAGCGACTGGAGGTGGCTCCCTCGAACCAAAGGGACTATAACTAGGTCTCAATCCATTCCCGGGACCACCTAATGAAGACGCCGAATTAGTCCCCGGTCTAGCTCCGGTATCCCCGAGTCCTGCACCTGTCAGGCTAGGGCTACTGCTTGCTGGGTTCCTGGGTCGTTGGAGGCCTCCGAAATTGGAGAATGATCTGATGATGGTGGCTTCTTCGGAGCGAGGTGGTCCCGAGGTTTGAGGGAGGTTAGTGCCCGGTCGTTGGGGGAGTGGGTCTGTCGGTTTCGGCTGGGGGTTTGTCGAGGCTGGGGGAGAAGGCATCGTGGTTGGGCGTTCCGGTGGATCGTATAGGCTATTTGTATGATAGATCGCCAAGAGATGAGAGTAGGTAGTATGCTATGTGAACATGTGATGTATGACAATAAGGATATGCGAATTGATGGTTGAATTGAAAGGATCAAGATGACACAGTTTGGCGTTGCAATAAGCGTAGAAGTTGGTCCCTGAACCCTGAAAGTGTGTGGACTTGTGTATGCCCTAGATTACCCCTGTGCCTGAGTAGCAAAATCCTGGTAAACCCGTTTAACCGAATGTGGCACTTTTATGTAGGCGTGACTGCTTTCTTTCATTCAACCTCCACTGTCAACAAACAACTCAGCTATACACTCATACTCATACACTCCTTCGACCATACATATTGCTATACCCACACTCATTCTGCCTGCTTTACCTGGCTTCTAAGTGAACATTACGACCCCGACGCGTATCAACCATCTCGAAACACCCGCAACACCGCAATCACAAAGTAAACAATAGATCCGAAACATCACATCCTACCAACTCTTACACCATGTCACGCGAACTCGTCTCGTCGTCATCGTATCCACCACCCAATTCCACCCCATCTTCCAGCATGAAATCCAGCCAGTCACGTATACCGGTCAAAGCCAAGAGAGCACCACTAGGCGAAAGGGTCGACAATCACGATCACACCACTCCCCGTCAGCACCTCGTCAAGTCTGTCAAATCAGTCATCAGACCTCGGATCATCTCTACAAAGTCGACCGCTAGTCCATCAAAGTCGTCCACATACCGACCATCACCTCGAGCGGCAGTACAAGGTTCCCCTTCATCCTCAATCGTTTCATCTCCAGCGGGAGCAAATGTCTCGAGACCCGGACATACACCCCACCCTCGCCGCTCATCTGTTGGTCTCGCATTCCTTGGACATGACGTTTCAATGTTGATGGATACTACTCGGCTGGATTTTGTGAGCGATACGGATGATAGTGAGGGAGATGAGCCATTGGACAATATGCTCGTGAGGAGGGGAGTGATGGGACCAGGGAGATTGATGACGCCAGCCAATAGTCAGGAATCTCAGGTAAGCTCATTGTGCCTCTTGGAGTCTCAGCTGACATGTAGCCCAACTCTCAGCAGCATACTCTGAAGGAGCCATCTCCACGTCGTTTGGCTATACGATTACCTACACCTCCAGCATCTCAATCAGGTACCGATGTCGAGGAAACCATCTCTCGAACGCTTGTCCGACCGAGACCAGCACCTACACCTCCACGTCGATCTGCTGGCCCTTCGATCCTGCTGAATGGAATGGCATCTCCAACCCAAGATATCTCACCCAATCCCCGAAGAAAAAAGTCTCCCAGAGTGGATGAAGCTGGACCTTCGCAACTTCGATCCCCATTCGAGATTGCCCCTACTACTACTTCGCCTCGTCATCCCAGGGATAGAGTCGAGATTGTCATTGGCCAGCCATCGCGTAAATCAGTCTCGCCCTCGGCCACGCCCAAAGCTAGCAAACCAAGGAAGAGCAGAGTATCCACTAAAACCCCGGCTTCTCACCCATTATCACAATCAACCTCTTCCCAACCCTCTCGAGCGAAAAGGGCACCGGCAACAGCCCCTCAACCGAATAGACGAAAGTCAACACCAGCCACTCGTAAACCCTCTCCACCTAGAACGACAGCTAAACCCAAATTCGCTAAAACACCCAAGCGGCTCTCACTCCCAGGTCGAGGTCGTGCTCGGAAATCAGTCACTCCAGCCGAATTGAAAGCGATGATTGGTTTACTGCCGGAGCCAGTGGAGCAGAGTAGTCCCTCCGACGATCCCCTGCTTTTAGTTAGCGACGACGAGGACCACACACCCGCTATCAGACCTTCATCTCATTCTGGGAAGAGTACAGGATCAAGATCGGCTGCTAGGATTATCGATTTCGATGCTGCCATTCAAGGTCGCTCGAGCGTAGAGGAGGTCGTGAGGGATTACGAGGTACCTATCCACGGGTCGGAACCGGATTATGATGTCGCTCGGGATTATGGATTTGATTCAGGTGATTCAGATGAGGAAATGGGGAATGATACATTTGTGAATGTCGCCGGAGCTCGAGCGAAGGTGAATCCGGCGGATCATCAGGACGAGGCAACCCTAGAAGATGAGGATGAGAATGGAAGTCACCTCAGCTCAAGATCAAACTCGCCATTCGCATTTCAAGAAGCGGAAGTACGATTCTCTTCACCTGCTCTTTCGCTCCGAGCCGCCAGCCCAGCGAAAGAGGATTCTCGACTCGTCTCTTCGCCCGTCATCGCCTCTGTCGCCTCGCCTGTTCCATCAGTCGCCGCTAGTCTACCCTCGCCTTTCCTCTCACGCTCGACGAACTCGCCTCGATTGAGCAGATCAACCACTGCTACGCCGGTCGTTCATTCCCATGGCCTACCATCGCCTGCTCCTTCCTCGCCTCCGCCCACGGAGATGGAGCCAGAGGTGGCATCCTCGCCTCGTTATGCCCGGTCCCAGACAGGTATCCCTCGAGCTACGGTGGCTGTAAACCAGGAGCTCGAGTCCGCTACCGTACCAGCTTCTCCCGCCTACAGCGAAAAGTTCTCTGTTGGTATGCTCTCAGCTCCCTCGTCTCCGTTCTCTACCAGATCACGCGATAAATCCTCCACGCCTCGATTCACCGAACAATTACCAATACATTCGCAGGGAATGGATGAAGAGGAAGTGCAGGATCCATGGAATGCCAGTCCATTACTATTACCTGGAACACCGTCCGCCCTTGGTCTGTTTATGCCTGAAGAAGCGGATGGGATGTCTACGCCATATCCCCACGTTGGGGCGGAGCCTGATACTCCTGCCCCCGGCTTTGGTTCGCCTATACGGTCAATATCACATATGGACTCGCCAGCCCCAGTCGAAGCTCTGACATCGCCGACTGTCTTTCAGTCTCAGGTCGCATCGCCTGCTCGCTCTGTTTCTCAAGTTGGATCGCCTGCTGGTCCTCATTTTCAAGTTGGATCGCCTGCTCGTTCTTCTACTTCTCCAGTCGATGCGCCTGCTCGTGCGTTTGCTTCTCAAGTGGAATCACCTATCCGGCCAGTCGCTCTACAGGCTGCATCGCCTGCTCGTTCAACTACTTCCCAAGCAGTAGAATATACTCAATCACCGAGAAGATTTCCGGTCTGTCTACCTCAAGAGATGGAGCTACCGGAAGAAATTCCGACCGTCAATACCAAATCTCCCAGAAAGTCACCAGCCTGCCTACCTGCCGAGGTGATTGAGGAGCAGCCTTTACCAGTGGTCTACACCCATTCGCCTAGAAGGTCGCCATTCGCCTACACTCAGTCACCTCGACGGTCTCCAGTCTGCTTACCCGCCGACATGGAGAATGATGACGAAGATGAAGCCGGGGATAAAGAGAACATGGCGCCTGTTCAATCGACTACTCCAATCTCATCACCTCCGACATTAAAGTCGACTCCGCCAATGTACGCTTTCACATTTTCTCCAAGGATCGCTTCCCCCCTCCGAATCGCCCATAATCAGGCATCCACTCTGAAACGAAACGGCATCGCTCGAACCTCTCAATCACCTATACCAGCTGTTGAATCATTCCACGAGAGATTTGCCGAGGTTGATGAATGTCCTAGTGCGGATGTGACATTAGAGGGGAATAGTGCGGATTGGAGTCTGAGTGATGAAGGACTTCCGGAGACGGATCGTGAGGAACATGGGCTTGGGTTGGATCTACAAGGGGAAGATCGAGAGGAAGAGGACGAGGACCTGTCTGGATCCTTATCGACTGCTGAAGAAGGTGGAGAGGAGGAGGAGGGAGATTTGGTCGATTCTTCTATCGAGCGGGAAGATGATCTTGAGCTTGGAGCCGATCCCACGACCCAGCTAGCGGACGACATGATCGACTCCGAACCAGGAGGATGAAGAGGATGAAGCAGAATATGAGGAATCGCACGAAGAGGAGGAGGGGCAGGAATCGAATGTGATTGCGCTAGTCCCGACTGTCTTGGAGGAACCGGAAACTCCAGTAGAGGAAGGGGAAAGTACCGATTCTGAAGAAGCCCAATCCAGCGACGAAGAGGAAGACGAGCAAGAAGACGAGGCCGCTCAGGAGGAATTGGAGGAGGATATCCCTGCTTCACCCGCACCTGTCAAGATCGTCCTCAAGCTCATTAATCGGGGTATTGTCAAGATTGAACCTCCTACCTCTCCTGCCCGGGCCAATGAAGCGGACGCCTCCGAAGTCCGATCTACCACTCCGGCTTATGATCCACCTCAGCCTATCGTCGCTGCTCCTGCCACTGCATCACCTGCGCCTGCGGCTACGACATTGTATCCCGCCCTACCTACTACCCCTATCACTGCGCCTCTCTCGCCTCTTGTGTCGACCACTCCCCTCGGTACACCTCCAGCCAGGCAGCGATCGCCTGCCCCGCGGCAGATTTTACCCCAATCCTCCGACTACAGCACTCTACAAGCTGGTCCCTCTACGCGACCACGATCCCGTCTATCACGCCAGATTCCCGATAGTCCCGAACAAGTGGAAAGTGATTCCATCAGAGTCCGAACTCCTCGTAGTCTCGGTCTTGAGCTTGAGGATGCCGAGGCCGACAATAGTATGCGATCTATTGTCGAGGTGTCTTCTCTTGATCCCAAAGCTGCTGCTCGAGCTGCTGCTATCTTGAAACTTGTAAGCACATCCGCTCCACCTGTGGCGAAGCTGACGAGTAGAACCACGCATACATCGAACATGGTGATATTTCGAGACTTGGCGAATCGACTGCTGCTCGCCATCAATCAATGCATTCGGCTCGACTCGACAAGCTCGATGCGTCCCGTCGCGAAGACAAGACTGAGCTCTTGTACGAAGCCGAGCTGGAAATCGTCTCGACTCGCCGAAGTCGATCTCGGTCCATGTCTCGGTTCAGAGGAATCAGCGAGGCACCCACTGAATTACCATTACCAGGCGCATGGAATGGTACACCCAAGCGGAAACGATCTGCCCATCTCCAAACTGAAGCTCCTAAAACAAGTGCTACTTGGGGTGTATCTCAATGGAAGAAACTTGAAAAGGTTTTCAGGGCCGAGAGGGAGATTTGGGTAACGGAGCGTAATGTCAAGGCGATGCCTGGCGGGTTTATTGGTTGGGCGAGGATGTCTACTTTTGGACCACCTGCTGCGGCTGCTGTCCCGTGGGATCCGACTAGGGTGGTCGATAGGTTCCTGGAGGAACAGGGTATTTCGGAGAAGGAGCAAGTGGGAGATTGGTCAAGGTACGTTCATTTCTTGACACGATGATGGGAGCTGATAAATAGGGAGATGATCTATACCCGCGTCGAAGCTCTCGAGAGGCATGCGGAACATCGAAAGATTAAAGAAACGTCGCAAGAAGAGAGATCACCCAAGAAACCAAAGACTGTACCCGCTCCCCCGTCGACCGTTCGGAAGTTGTTTGGATGGGTCATGCCCTCCGCTACCAAGTCTAGTATCCCCATCGCCGCCGCAGAGAGTGTAAAGAAGGTGGAGAAGGGCAAAGGGAAAGAGAGGGAGGGTGGGCAGACATTCAAAGATCGACTTGAAGCTCTCCAGGATCCACCCATGACTCAGCTTTCAGAGTCTGTCTCGATTACTCGACCTACTCCCATCGCCAGCTCGACTCCTGTACCCCTTCACCCTTCTTCTCCTGCTTGGAAGAATGCCTCCCGCCCCATCCCTACACACTATAACGCCCACGCTAGCACTACTGTTACTCGACCAACCCCCCGGACACTATCTGCGATCCTAGCTGAATCGTCCACCACTTCCAGCAGGGGACAACTCATCCCTCTCCCAACGGTCCGCAGCTCTCGACGCGCTATTTAGTGGATCCACGTCCACCTCCACGAGGCCGGTCGTACAGATCAAGAGAAGTTCGAGCGTTAAAGATATAGTCAGGGGATTTGAGGATTCGGGGGCTTTGGCTAAAAGTACGGGGGAGGAAGGGCTGAGGAGGGTTCAGAGTAGACCGCTTTAGATGTTTTGAATAACGAATTATAACGAACTTTCTTGGATGATCAATGTAGAGTAGCCTTATAATAATGCATATGTGCTTGTCATTGTCCATGCGCACTTCTACCCGGCTCAGCAACCAAGCAACTCTGTCGTCCGATCCTTCAACCCCGTTTGGACAACCTGTAAGCCTCTCGAGCGGGAGGCAATCCCAATCAGATAATCTAGAGTACTCAGCGTCGTCCAATCCGTAGAGAAGATAGCGCCACTCGATCTTCAAACATGCCAAGCAATTCCAAGACGCCGGCCGACCGAACCTTCCTCTCCTCATTCCGCCGGCTCTCATTCAGGGATATGGGAATCGCGTGATTTGGGACGATATGACCACATCGATAACCAAGTACGAGTAGCTCCACTAATTACCAAACGACTGGGTCGAGTATGCAAGATTGTGTCTGACTTTCTATTGTACTGACGATGGCTCAACCTGTTGATGTTGAAGTCGGCAATAAGGTGGCGGCTCCGGTAGAGAGGGAGAAAGATGAGGGGACTATTCGGACTACCAGGTAGTTTGCCCCTTATCCGATGATGAGGGATGAGGAACTGATGAGAGTGATCAGTTGTCAGAGACGTATATGAGGCAACAGACTGGTGATGATGATGTTCTTGTTAAAAAGGTATGTCCCCTCCTGGGTGAAGAGAGAACACAGTGGGGGCAAAAAGAGAGCTGAGGGCAGATGGTACATGTTAACCGGGCTATCAATGAGATTGGATGGACGAAATACCATCTCAAGCTATTCTGTGAGTGCCCTCGTCCTTTCGTGTACTAACTATACTGACATACAGTTTTGTAAGTCGTAACACCCTCTCGCTGATGGAACTGATGGGACAGGAATGGATTCGGGTACGCAGTGGATAGTATGCTAGGTAAGCCCACTGGCTCGGATGAAGCTGATGAGGTAGTTGTATGCCAATCGATTGCTCAACCTGCTATTCGGATGGAATTTGAGGGGAGGGGCGTTACGCAATTATTCGCTGTATCACTCTCTTCTGCTGTTGGTC